GTCGGCTACGTGGGCATCTCCCGCGTCTGTAAAGACATTATCCAATTCCCTTACTTGTTTTAGATTACCGAACGCATCTCTTAGTTCGGCTTTTAGATTTCCTGTAATCATTTTGTTATCACCGCCTTTCAAGATTTCTATTACTTGTTATCCTTAAGTGTAGTTATCCTATTATTTTTGTACTTCTAAACCTAATTCCTCAATTTCTTTTTTCGTAATTCCTTTTTTCTTTGCTTCTGCCATAGAAGATGAACGAACTATTGTCTTGCCGTCTAAACTAATCAAATCAAGAGGTATTTTCTTTCCTTTAATTGTTTTAGTTAATATAATTGACATATTATTTAGCAAGTTTCTTCTTAGTCTTTCTCTTCTTTTTTGGTTCTTACTCTTTTCTTCTTTGGTTCTTCCTCTTTTGGCTCTTCTTCTTTCGGTTCTTCAATTAACTCAAAGAACTCCCCGTAACGATTAACCGCATACTCATTCACTTTTAGTATATCATCTTTCTTATAGTACTTACCCATATACTTTATATTACTTTTAACTTTAACTTGCATTTAATTCACCTCCTTATATTCCTGCGTGAACCGCAGCGTAATACTTAACAAACGCCCACTCTACTTCTATTTCTTCATCGTAGTCTATAACGCTTTCCGTTATTACTAATTCATCACTTAATCCTAACTTAAACTCCGAAACATATTCCATAGATTCGGCTATGGATAAACTATCATCTAAGATAGCCCCTAGAACAAAATCCTCAACCAAATCTTCAGCTACTATATCTACGGAATCGGTTATCACTTTATCAGGTTTATTGCTAATAACATCTGCCATAGAAGTATCATCTGATAAATCTATTTCGTAAGTTACTTCGGATTCTAATGAATCGTTAAAATCCATATTATCCGAAATACTTAAACTTCCTGAATTAGCAAGTTGTTCCGCTATAGATAACGAATCTTCATTATCCTGATATATCCTAGCCATTATTCACCCTCCGTCAATTCTTCTACATCGCTTTCCTCAATGCTAATACTATCTGTTAAAGATTGAGTAGCAGTTACAGGAACTATTTCATAACCTACTTGGATATTCACATCTCCCGCCCCACCCAAATTAACAAGCAAAGCAGTATTTTCTTTTAATAACCAAGACGAGTTAATCAAGTTAGCATTCCACATTCCTCCATATTGCGGTAACGAGTTAGTGAACTTATTACTTCCCCCCTTTCCCTCTCTTAGAGAAACAGTAGCTTGGCTTGAATCAGCGTTATTTACCATAAGATACTTAATCTTTAACGCTTTTCCAGCTCCTGGAGCAGACAAAACCGAAGTTTCGCCTGAGGCAGTAGCATTTACAGAAGCAGGAAAAATAGCTACATCTTCATTAGAAGTAGCAACTACATATTCCCCGTCTATAACTTCTCTGAACTTAGAGTATTCCCTCGCACCCAGAGCAGTATTTTTAGGACTTCTTTTTGCCATTTAATTTAACCTCCTTAATTTATTTCTATGTTTTCCTTGCCCGCAAGTCAGAGGCGACTGCTTGGCAATAATTTATTACTCGGTATATGAGAATATTTTTGCGTCTGTTTCCTCACTTAGATACGCAATCATCTTATTAGTTTTTCCATCACATTGAGTCGTCGGGTCATAGACACATTTCTCTATTTCATCGCTGTCTCTTGTTAAGATTACTCCGCCTGTATCGTTAGCATTACCGGATACTTCCGCTATAACAGAAGTACTATAAGGAATCTCTTGTAATCCTAACTTATCAGTTGTTCCTACGAAAACACTTTCCGAAGCGGCTTTTACAGGTAATTGAATACTTTTAACTGACTTAAATGCCTTAGTTCCTGTTACAACAGTTTTGCCATTTAACGTAAACTCCTCGGATATCGGCTCTTCTCTTATATTTGTTCCTGTGATAATTACTTTACCTGTAGCGTCAGTACTATCTGAATCCACATTCAATATTCTTGGAAAATCAGGTTGAGTAATGCCTGTAGTTATCGTCTGAACTGTACTTTTTAACGCCGTTGAAGCCAATATACCTGTATCATTAGGAGCGTCAGGAGCAGTCCATTTCTGAACTACTACCCTAAACTTCGGATTAAACTTATGTCCTACAAAAGTAGCATATTTATTTTTGATAATCATTTGTTGCTTTTCACCTCCTTAATTAGAACGTCAACACCCTTTTCGGATTAGGATATTTAACTTTGTATTTCAAAAGCCCTACCCCGTTATCAAAAAGGTTTAGGCAACTACGTTTACAATTAAGTAACCGCAAGAAGCCGATACTAATTTCTCATCAGATACTTCGGATACTTCTATCCTATCTGCTTTTATTTTATCTTCTCTCCACTTTGATACTGTTCTGTCTTGCGAATAGAACTGATAACCAAGCGAAACTCTCTTTATACCAGGAGAGTTTTCTACATAAGCCACTAAACAATTCTTCCCCCAAATATAGCCAAGACTCTCCGTATCTCCCTCTTGCGAAGAATCGTACATCAAACTCCCAACAAGAACTTTAGGACTGCCAGGTAGTAATGAGGACAATAAATCTTCGGTAACTACTCCTTTTTGAGTATATTTAATTCTTTCTAACAAGTCAGGGTGATTTCTCAATTTGCTCATTACTTGTTCGCCAAGAACGATTAAGTTAGGAACTTTACCAGATGCTTCTTTAACACTAATCATCGCTGTCTCTATATCACCGAGCGGGTCGCTACCTGCGTAATCATTCCACTGGTCGCTACCTACTAATGTCGTATAGTTAGTAATATAAGAAGAAGAAAATGCTATATCTGCGACTCTTTTCTCTCTATCTCTTATCAGAGCGTCTGTTAACATTTCTGTAGTATCAACCTCAAGATTCAAAGGAGCGTCAGCATTTGCTTTTAGTCTATCAAATACATCATCGTGCAAAGCATATTCCTCGCAGAAATATGTATCCGTACTTATTTTCCAATCTATTCCCTCGGACTCTGAACCAATGGCTCTATATGTCTTAGGTATTCTAAAATCTCTTGTATAGGTAAAGAACTTATCACTTTCTTTAGCGACTTTTACTCTTGGAAATACTTCGTCAGCGATAGCCATACCATTTCCATACTTAACTGATACGTTAGATAGTATTGCGTCTATATGTACATCTCTTTTAACTGGATTTGCCATTTATGTTCACCTACTTTCAATTAAAATAAATACTAAATAAATACTATAAATTACTGATTATGTTGGATACCAGGAGCCAAAAGAACTTCTATAATTCCTCCGTCCCCTGCGGTATTTGCTTCTAAAGCAATACCTACGCCAAACTCCCCAGCGGCATCTCCGACTTCTCCTTTACCGCTTCCGTCGTCTGCTCCAACTATAATATTTCCTCTACTGCAGTTTTCTTTCATTATAACTTTGGAAGTTCCTGAAGTAGCAATTGTTCCGAACTCCCCTGTATTAGGTTTGTTCTGTAACACTCCTATTGGATGTACTGTTTTAGCACCAGCCCCAGCCAAAGCAAAATCCCCGTTAGCATCGCCTGTAACGACAATATGAAATTGCCCGTCGGTTCTGCAATCGGAATCTGCTCTGAGTGTTATTAAGTTTTTAGGGTTATATTGCGACATTTATTCACACCTCCTTCAATTAAATAACTATCTCGTCAATTATTCTTTTTCAACTTCCTTGACGAGTTCTGGATTGTCCGCAGACACTTTCTTAAGAGCTTGTCCGAATGTCATTCCCTCTGTTTTGGATAATTCCGTAGCTTTGGTGACAAGTTGTTCAGAAGCGTTTGCTGACATATCATCTCCTTTACCGACTTCCTCAAATATCATTGTGGACATTTTAGGTAAAGTTTCATAAAACTTCTTAAATATCTCGTACTGCTTACCGGATAATCTCATCAAAAGTTCTTGAGCAACCTCTTTAGATTTAGGTAGCAACCTACCATTTGGATTGCTCTCAGAAAAGATATATCCGTTAACTTCCTCACTCACTTCCTTGAATCTTAGTTTTTTCTCTAAAACTCCAATCTTGGATTTGAGTTCATTGAAAGTTTTGGCATTAAGTTCGGAAGCCTGTATTGGTTCGGGTTCTTTTTTAGATTCCTCTTCCTCGGATTCTTCTTCTTCAGATTCCTCTTCCTCTCCTTCTTCCTCTTCCCCTTCCTTAACTTCCTTTACTTCTTCTTCCTTCTTTTCAGCGTTATCCTCTGCTTTAGATTCTTCGGAAACTTCTTTTTTAGCTTCTTCAGAAACTTCTTTAGATTCCTCTGCAGGTTTAGCATTGAGTTCCTTATTTTCTTTTTCATTCATTTTATTTTCACCGCCTTTCTCAACAGAAATAAATACATTTTCACTTAATTGAACAGGAGCTAATGACTTAAAGTAAGGACGATTAGTCAAAGCCCCTCCCAATAATACATTTTCAAATACTTCGTGAGTTTCATAATCCTCATATTCAAAGTCAAACTCAGGACTAAAATACTTATAAATCCCTTTACTTAACAATTCTTTACCCATATCAGTCCACTCTACTACTGCTTTTAGTTTTGTTACTCCGTTCTCTACTACTTTCTTTAATTCTTTGAACCAACCTGCCGCTCCTAAATCAGGTTTATGCTCTTGGTCAACAGCAATATCTATCTTTCTAACTTTTTTTTGAAAATTATCTACAAACTTATCTATATCTTCGGGAGTTATTTCTATTGCCCCGTATTCAGGGTGTTCCCAATAACCCTCTGTTAATACTTCTATTTCTGAAGTAGGTTTTTTACCTGAAAACTCATTCAGTTCTATACGGGATATTAGTTTATTTATTCTGTATTCTTTCATTTCCTTTACCTCCCCTGCGTAACTTTTTCCATTAAGATAACAGATATGCATATATTTATTATCCTTTAATTTCTTAGTTATAACTCTACCGCCGCTTTCTACGCATTTTTGGAAATCTTTAGGCATATTTATTCCTCCTCATTAGAGATAATCATAGCACGAAAATGTATTATCGCCCAAATAATTACAGGACAATTCATAAATGTTCCTATATCTGCCCTATCTAAACCAAACCACATCGCTAACAAATTACCTATCAAAAGGAATAATGCCATTAAAATATCACTAATGAATAGAATATTATTGAACTTTCTTTTTGTTACATTTCTTAATGAACAAATAATTATTGTTCCATAACTAACCATTCTTATGTAATCTCCTAATAAAATTAAAGTTTCTTTCATTGTTTATTTATACCTAAATAAGTAGCGATAGCCCCTATTATTAACGAGAACGCAGTCTGAAATACTGTTAAATTAGATACTCTTTCAGAGATAGAAATTGCCTTATTCTCTATATCATTAACTCTACCAGTCGTATTATCACAAAATCTCTTGTTATCGTTCTTAAATTCCTCAAAGTTTTTAGTTAGATTAACTAACTCATTTTTAATAACAGCTATATCTTCTTTCATTGTATTTTCTTTATTCATTGTAACCTAACCTTTCGTTTATATCCTTTGAACTACTTCCTGGCAAAGGAAATGGAATATCTTCAAACTCCCAAGGAGGCACTTCGGTTTGCGGTTTTAGGGATTCTGGTATGCCTGTATAAGCAGGTAAAGGTGAATCATCTTTCAGAATTGCAACCCATATACACCTACAATTAAAGTGAACTCTCCCTGGCTGATAAGAATTAAAAGACTTGGAATCACTTGCTGATATTGTCTTTCCGTCCATAGAATTACAATAGGCACAAGTACCGCCGTCTAATATAGCACTCCACTGATAAGCATAAACTTCATCTTTATTTAATTCAAAAGCATATTTCCTACCTTCATTTATATTCTCTGATATAGCTAAACTCGTAGCCGCTTTTACATTTTTATTTAGAAAACTCTTAAACTCTTCGGCTATTTTGCTTAAAGTATCAGTCTGATTAACTATCATAAGGGAGGTTACTGCTTTTAATGAGTCAATTAAATCCGAATACCCTTTCTTTGCATAATAATGTGCCTTATCATATAACATTTCTTCCATTTCAGTACTTGTTGACGGAATAGCCCGTCTTATTTCTAAACTTGCTTTACTTTTACCAAACTCAAATATCTTCTTAATACCATTTCTGAATATTCTTTCATATTCCCCACTAAACTTACCTGCTATATTTTTTAATGAAGCTAAATCGTTTTCTCTAACTGCTTTTTCAAATAGCGGTAATAAGTATGCTTTTTCTTTTAATAGAACTCTTACTAATTCTTTGTATAATCTCTCTTCTTCTGTTTTCATTACTCTATCAATCTCCTCAAATCTAACTCGTTTTTCTGCTTTAGTTAAATCTCTATGCCATCTTAATTCACTTGCTCTTACTTCTTTTTCTTTTTCTTTCTCTTCTTCAATTTCAACTTCTTTTTCTTTTTCTTCAGGACTTTCTTCAGGATTTTCTTTTGGTTGTGATTTACGCTTTTCGGCTTCCTTTCTTATATCCTCTGATAACTCAGGCAGTTTTAATACTTTTCTCAAATAATCCTCTAATTCAACATCAGGAGTTATTACTCCGGCGAATATCATTGCTTGAATAGCAGTTGTCAATTCCGCTATATCCGTTATTCCTAAATCTCCGTGATTTATTCTTGGATAATCCCTAACATTGAAGTTCATATCTACTAAAGGTTTAATAGCTTGTTCATTTATAACATTCTCTATACTCTCGGCTACTGTATCCATTGAGTTTAAGAAGAAAGCGGATTGGTCTTTACTCAAAGCATAACTACCGACACTCCTGCCTCCCAAATCTATGAATTGTGCTAACACAGATTTTAATATTTCACGAGTATGGTGTTCCAACATTTCCTTCGGGTCTTTGATAGTGTTAGATTTCATATCTAACATCTCTATATTCCAATCCGAAGACGGACGGATAATATAAGATTGCTCATTACTTCGTAAGTTTCTTCCTAATTCTTCGGCTTCTCGTTTATCTAACTCAGTATAACCCTCTGGTAAAGTAATTACCGGTACTCCGACTCCGTGTCTTTCTGTAGCAATAGCGTCTATTTTGTAATACTTATCTCGGAAAAACCAATGTTTATATGCTTGTCTTAAAATAGAAGTTCCTAACCAATTATCCCCTTCCTTTTGATTTACAAATAAAAGCATTTTCTCTTTAGGGATTTCTACTGTTTTATAATCTCCGTCTTGGTAAAAGGTTTGAGTAACTGATTTCAAATCTCCTTTCTCAGTATTCCAAGCGGTAATGGTTTTAGGCATTCTCGGAGCCCATTTCTTCCAAATAATCTTCCCGTCTTCATCAAACATATAGATAGTTTCAAATATGAAAAATCCATAAGGTAATGATAGTAACGCCTGTCTTAGATTATCTTGCCAAGGTAGTTTTTCAAATAACGCTCTTTTTACAAACTCTGCTACTTCTACGTCTTGACTATCTTCTGAAGCAGGAATAATATCCCAA